TCTACAACCTTGACCTTTGGTATTTCTTGAGCGAACACCACCGAAGATATTTCACGCTTGTCTCTATAAAACAAGTCATGATTACCAACTAAGAAATAGGTCTGATCAAATGCTTCACTCAAACGTTTGAGATTCGAGATGGAATAATTGAGTGTGCTGATATTGATCGATGATCTATGGTGATGCCAATCGCCCAGAAAGATGCAGGTCTCTGCACCAAATTTTTTTGCTTCGTCTATGAACCATTTTACAAATGCCTCACAGTCATTGTTGTGCTGACGTGAGTTGTTCTTCAGACCAAAATGAATGTCTGTGAAACAGGCCGCTTTTTTAAACATATTATTTTCTCAAACTTTGTTAGTAGTATACTACTTTTTGTTGTAATTGTCAATACTCGGTCCAAACTCTTGGTTATTTTTCATCTCGTGTTCTATCTGTCTAGTGTAAGACGGAGTCACTCCAGCTTCTTGTAGTAAATCGTCCCGTAAACTTTGATGTTTCTTTTCAACATTCAGGATACGAGTGAATGAGTTGGTTATTGCCGCGGTGTAGTATGCGAAAGGATTCGCAGATTTGGATTCATCAAATTGTAATCCAATTTGTGAAAGTTGTAATAATGCTTGTGATTGCATTTCATCGTTGTAAGTGTAACCTCTCCAGTTACCTCTGCTTCCATATCTTTGGCAGAGCTTCATGTACATCATGGCCAATTTATTGGTTATCTTTCCGTGTGTCATGGAGAAATGACCATTTTGGAAACCACCTTTCCAATGACTTATGCCTACAAGTTCCCATGTTCCATCATCTTTCATTTTATAATGTTTAAAGGGAATAAAATTTAGTTTAACTTTTGTGTCTGCTATCGTCTTTGGATTGGTTTTTCTATCTGGGTCATCTGGTATATGGTCAAATGTGTAAACTCTAATAATGACATCAGTGTCTTTGATGTCTCTCAATCTTACCTCGTCATCACCTATTTTTGCTTTCTTGATGCCGAGTTCATCACATTTTAATTGTGTTAGTCTTTCAGCTCTATTCTGTCTTGCTTCTTTTACTGCTTTCTTTGTAATTTTTTCTATAGTGTTAGTCCATATCAGATCATAATTTGCATAGTCTGATTCCGTAAATTCACAGAAAGAGCCTTTACTTTTGTGTATTTCTTTTAAAATGTCTTTGTTGTTTAAGTAATTTGTACGTCTCATATTTGTATAATACAGGCATCACCCCCAAAGGTCAACCTATACGTTAAGATTTTTTAAATATAGTTTTAATTATACTTATAAATATCATTATGTCAGAGATATCAAACGATTTTAGAGCAAAACTACAAGCCAAAGATCCTAAGTTTTATGGAGAAGGCGGTATGTTTAATTACGAAAATTTACTGAATCCTATTAGACAAAGTAATGGTATGATAATGCCATATACACCTATGATTCAAGTAACCCATGCACAGGTAGAATATAATCAATATAACTTACCTCAAACAAACTTTGATTACTATGCTTACTCACGTAGAGCATCACCATATCTTAGTGTCACAGCACAATATACAGCACAGAACAGAGATGAAGCTCAGTATATGTTAGCAGTGATACATTTTTTAAGAGCGGCTACAATGAGTTATTACGGAGTACAGAACGTGAAGAAGAGAGGTATACCACCTCCAGTTTTATTATTCAGTGCTTACGGTCCATATATGTATGACAAGATTCCAGTACTATTACGTAACGTGTCTTTTGGTCTAGAACAGGACATAGACTACGTTCCTTGTGGCTACGACGAAACAAAGGACGAAGGATATCAATCTAAGTTCGGCGGCATGGACGGACCACCACCACCTATGAGTACATCACAGGCGAGTATTGAAAAAGCAATTCAACAAACTTACGTACCTGCTGTGTTAAACATATTCATGGACGTGGTATATGCACCTATACCTGCAGAGTACAGAAGAGAATTTAATCTTGACAAGTTTAAATCAGGAGAGTATATTAACAGTAAAGGATTTAAAGGATTTATCTAATGGCACAGTCACCTTATTACAGAACAGAGATTGTTGACGACTATCTTGACATACTTGATTTACCAACGTTACCTACATCGGAAAACGACGAGTATTATACTATAGAATCAAAATATAATTATAGGCCTGACCTTTTATCACACGAATTATATGGAACAACCAGACTTTGGTGGATATTCCAGAGAAGAAATATGAACGAAATAAAAGATCCAATACGTGACTTTAAAGCAGGATTGACGATAAGACTACCTGACAGAACTATTGTATCTAGATACATGAGGTAGTAAAGAATGCCAGCAACACATCCAGATGATTATATAACGTATCCACCGGCTTATGCAGATCTCACTCTGGGACAACCTAACATAAGACACGAGTATGAAAACACAACGTATGACATCACGTTGGCCATGGCTACGGAAAGAGATACAAATGCATGGATGAAAAAAGCAGGACAGGTCGATGAGGCAGTACCATCGAGTACAATGAATTCTCTTGATTCTGATTTGTTCAAAGACGAGGTTACAATATTAGCACAATCGGCCACAACAACTGCACAGGTGACTAGTTTGAATATCGAGAGTACGTGTGCACCAACTAAAGCAAACAACTTAACTTATTCTGCTAAATTTAATTTTACAGTTACACAACCGCTAGGTGTTGATTTTCTAAGAGACATTTATACTACAGCGGCCTTTAGAGGTATAGAAAATCACTATACACATCCTTACTTCTTACAAATATATCTTAAAGGAAGAAACAAAGACGGCATTGAAGAACTAGAAGTTCCAGGTACTAGAAGACTTTATTGTATATACATATCAAATATTACATACAAAGTAGATCTAGGACAATCTGTATATGAAGTAACAGCAATAAGAGCCAGTGACATGGGACTTGCTGACGATCATAATCTTGTGTCAGGCATCTCGATGTCAAACGTAAATTCATTTGGAGATTTTGTTAAGAAATTTCAAGAAAGTTTACGTCAAATTGAAAGACATAATTTAGGACAAACAAAATTAATACTAGATCAATATGAAGTAAAAGTAGTTGGTCCACCCACATCAGAGGGATTTGCACCTGATAAGGAAATTGAAAATGCTTTCATGGATGCACACATAATTCAAGACTTTGATAAAAAGAATATAGCTATACAAGATGTTAAAACAGGTGATGTAAAAGTAGAGATAGAAAAAAATACTAAAATCACGGACATCATAGAAAAATTTATTAACAGGAATAAATGGGTAGTAGACTACATGGCAAAAATCAAAGAAGACTACATTAATGCGTTTTCAGAAAAGTCATGGGAAAAAGTAAACGTCAGTAAACTGGTACCAACTATATCTACTGCTTCTGAAACTATATCATACGATCCTCTACGTAGAGATTATGCAAGAAAGTACATTTATAATATACACCTAACTAAATCAACTGCTCCACCTATAGGCATCAGAGAAGAGTTTTCAGGAGGTGTACAATATACGAACAAAAGAATTAAAAATTACAGAGAGCAAAGATCGATAAGAAAAAGATATGATTATAACTTCACAGGCATCAACTTAGACGTGTTAAACTTTGATCTACAGTACAACTATCAATATGTTTACGGTCTAGACACACTGACAGGATTGTATAACAAATACGGAGACATATTCTTTAGTGACCTTACAAAGGATCAATTAAACTCTCAAAAGAAAATTGATGAAGCCAGAGCTAAAGGAGGACAGGCGTCCAACTATTGGTCAGCCGCAAACAAAGATGGCGAGATAACAGCAGAAGAAAAGTTTGCAATAGCTCAATACAGATATCAGATATTAAAGCAAACGAAAGAGCTATTGAACCAACCAGGAGTAGAACCTGATGCAAACACATTAAAGGCATATAACGAATTGGTAGAAGATTACAATAACACTCGTGGCAACTATCAGGTGCTTGTTGGTTCTGACACAGGAGAAACAGAGTTTGATACTGGGAACAGGAAACCATTATCACCGATTAATGAAAAATCATCTACGTTGTCGGCGCAGTCACCAGGAGTACGTGGTAAAGTCTACGCTGAAGATTTCAGAGGTGGGTCCACTTACGCACAGTTTCAAAAGAATCCGCAGTTCCATGGAGGAGCGAAAGAATACGGTGCAAACATGGGTACAGTATTACCAATACAGTTCTATGGTAGAACCATGCAAAAGGGCAATGACGGTATGGTAGGTGTCGGTGAAAGCACAGCATTCAAGACTATGCTTGACAACACCAAGATAGGTTCTTCTGAAATGGTAAGAGTTACCTTAGACATTGTAGGAGACACTTTCTGGTTAGATGATCCTGCGGAATCAGCCGCGGCCATAGATGCAGATAAATTCAACAGAAAAAAAGAAAACGTTGTGTTATTCCATACAGTATTCCCACAACAACCAAATCCAAAAACAGGACAACTTGATAGACTGGATCAAAGAGAAGATCAGTTCCTTACAGCATTATACAAAGTATGGAAAGTGGATCATATGTTTGACAACGGTATGTTCAACACTAGGTTACACATGGTTAGAGACACATTGACCGACCTAGCACTAATGAGCGAAAGGTCACAAACAGATGAAGAGAAGACTCAAGTGCAAGAAAAGAAAGCACCAATAAAACAATCTGAAAAGAAAGATAGCAACATCAAGAAAGACGCTTCAAAATCTAAAGTTGAAGAAAGTGTAAAAGAAGCACCAGTTGTTGGTAATGACCAAAATCAAGACTCGAAAGTGACTTCTAAAAATGCAAACCAAGTTTCAGGAAAGAAAAATAAACTAAAGATCGATGGCAAGGAAGTTACAAAAGAAGAATTTAATGCACACTATACCCAGGAGTTATCAGGTCAGAAATTCGATGGATATGGATCTAGGTTAAGTGAAGATGGAACTAGAGTGGTTGGAGGATTATAATGGCTCAAAAAAGTAATGCAGGTGTACTTGAGTTTTTGTCATCAATAGGTGACTTGGTAAAATCAGATAAACTAGATACCATAAAATTTGCAGAAGTGATGGATAACACCGATGCGGCCAGAATGGGAAGATTAAGAGTATTCATTCATGGAACACAAGGTAACAAATTAGAAAAAAATAACTGGCGTACAGTACTTTGGAGTTCTCCTTTCGCAGGTTCTACAAATCTAAACAATGTAATCAAAGGCGGAGACACAGAAGAAGCATATGCTGGCACACAACGAAGTTACGGAATGTGGATGACCCCGCCTGACGTAGGTAACTTGATCGTTGTTGCGTTTGTCGATGGTAACGACAACATGGGTGTATGTCTAGGTTGTCTAATGCAACCAGGCATGAATCACATGATACCAGGTATTGCAAAAGGTCAAACATTCAGTGAAAAAGATCCCAAACCTGTGGTACCGTTAGCAGAACACAACAGAAAAGGTGAAGAAGCGAAAAAACTAAACCTTTATGAAAAAGTAGATGGCACAAAACCAATCGACAATGTTTTAAGATCTAAACATGAACCTATGTTTGCGAGTCTGACAACACAAGGTTTAGAGAATGATAATATCAGAGGATTAACAGACAGTTCTGCAAGAAGAGAATCACCAAGTGGTGTGTTTGGTTTCCTAACACCAGGCGGCCACCATTTTGTAATGGACGACTTGAGTCAAAAGCACGTAAGGTTAAGAACAGTAGGCGGTGCTCAGATACTACTAGATGACACTAATAGTACAGTGTACGTTATCAACAGCAAAGGTACAGGTTGGGTGGAGATATCTGAAAATGGTAAGATTGAATTATGGGGTGCAGATTCCATATCAATGAGATCAGAGAAAGATGTTAACATCAGGGCTGATAGAGATCTAAATCTAGAATCAGGTAGACACACAAACATTAGAGCAAGATTCACACAAGAAACAGATGCATCAGGAAATTTCATACAACCAAAATCAACAACAGATTTAGGTGATGTAAAAGGTGTAGTACATATTCAATCAGCAGGTAGTTTCAAAGTTGCATCTGGATCTGATGCCACACATAACATTGACATGAGTACAACAGGTACCACGAACATATACAGTGGTGTCAATCACAACTTCACTGCACTGGGCGTTTCAAACATCAATGCGGCAGGCGGACACTTTGAAACTGCATCAGTGATACACATGAACGGTCCTGTGGCCGGCATGGCAACACCTGTATCAGGTATAAGTTTGCAAGTTGACGCAGATGGTAACCTACTTTACACAAACGTTCTACAGACTAGAACAGGACCAGCATTGAACGACCCAAGACAGACAGAAGCAAACAGAGGTTCCATTAATACTAGGTTCCCTACCAGAGAACCATATCCTTTCCACGAGTCACAGAGCACAGAAAACTCAAGTGAGTCATCCTAACCTGTAATAAAACTTTAATATTTTTCTAGACAAAAATTATTAAATAATATATATTAAAAAATAAAAAATAACCAGAGCATCGTCGAGCTCTATCTATAGGAGATGAAAAATGGACGTAATTACATTATGGATGGCGATAGGATTTCTTCTAGCCGCTTATTCAGTTATCGCAAACGATTCAGTACAAACTCTCGGTACATGGATTGCATCAAACGACGAAAAGTTTCACTGGAAAACATTATGGATAGCCGCTTCGGCGGTTTTGCTTTGGGCCTTATGGTATGGCTGGACAGTGAACGGGGGAGATATATCATACGGAAGATTGAACAAGATTCCGTGGCAAGAAGTAAAATGGTATCATGCAATGGCACCAGCATTACTACTATTGCTAACAAGGATTGGTGTACCAGTTAGTACATCATTTTTAGTATTATCAGCATTCGCTAGTACATTTGTGTTAGAAAAAATGTTAATGAAATCTATCATGGGTTATGCAGTCGCGGCAGTGGCGGCGTATGCCATTTGGATTATTATTACAAAAATTGTTGATGAGAAAAATGATCCTGT